CTGGCGAATTGCAAAAAGCATTTGCAGGCGACGCATTTGGCGCTTACAAATCAGGTAATTCCAACAAAGTAAAATTGGAATTGGAATTGAAAGGTGGCGATATGACAATTGCCAACTCTTATTCTGGCGAAGTTATTCCAGCTGATAGAGTTCCAGACCTTAAATTTGTACCTAATAGAAAAGTAAACGTTCGTCAATTGTTGCCAGTTGGACAAACTTCTAGCAACTTGATTCGTTTTGTTCGTGAATCTGCTTACGATAATGCTGCTGCTCCAACTGCTCAAGGTTCTGCAAAGCCTCAGTCCGATTTTGATTTGACTGCTGTTGATCGTTCTATCCGTACAATCCCAACCTTTATGAGATTGACAAAAGAAATGTTGGACGATACTCCAGGCTTGATTGCTTACCTTTCTAGCCGTGCGCCTAGCAAACTTTTGAACGTAGAAGATACTCAAATCCTTTACGGTTCTGGTGTTGGTCAAAACTTGCACGGTTTTGCAACTGACGGATCAGCTTATCAAAACGTATCTTTTGGTTCTACAATCAACAGATTCGATGTTTTGGCTGCTGCTGTTGTTCAAACTACTAAGAACGAGTATGCACCTAACGCAATTATGATCAACCCAACTGATTATTTGAAACTTGTTTCTACTAAAGAAACATATGGCGAATATGTATTGCCTAGCTACGTTTCAATGTCTGGAGGTCAAATGTTTATTATGGGAGTTCCAATTTACGCAATTAATGGCGTTGTTGCTGGTGACTTCTTTGTTGGCGATTTGGCACTTGGTTCTCAGTTGTTTGTACGTCAAGGAATTACCCTCGAATTTTTCGAGCAAGATGCCGACAACGTAACTAAAAACTTCGTAACTGTACGAGTTGAAGAAAGAATTGCTTTGGCAGTTTATACTTCTCAGTCTATTGTTTACGGATCATTTGCCGCTGCACTTGCAAACGGATCAGGTAACTAATTTTATAGGTTAGTTTAGTAGAAAATTCCCGCACAAACTTGTGCGGGTTTTTTTATTTATTTAAAAATCAATAGGTTTGGTAAACCAATTGAAAAAAAATATATGAATATTGTTTTTTTCGTACACGCTTGGGCAGGTACTCATAATTCTGGTGCAGAATGGACCGTGCAACATTACGCAAGGTTTTTTCATTTAAAAGGCTGCAATATTGAAGTCATTTTGCCAGAAAATCAAATTTATCCGGAAGGTGAAAAGTTTGCTTTTATAAAATTTATTACTGGATATTATTCCAATGATTTTTTTTTAGCCTTACAAAACGCGGACGTTATTTTTACGCATTTGGATTGCACTGGCGTTGCAGTTAATTGGTCAAGGCATTACAAAAAGCAATTAATTTTTTTAAGCCATAATGACCACGATTATAGAAACGTTAGATTTAAGGCTAACAATATTCACGTTGTTTACAATAATAAAGCAAACGAAAAAAATGTAGCAAATGGGCCTTATCCAAACGCATCTATCGTTTGCAAACCTCCAATATTTCCTGAAGATGTAAAATATAACCGTAAGCACGGACAAAATGTTACATTGATTAATTGCAATGAAAATAAAGGAGGCAAAATTTTAATTGAACTTGCTAAACGTCTACCTAAAATAAAATTTCTTGGCGTGCTTGGTAGTTATGGAGAACAAATTATTGATACTACTTATAAAAATTTAAAGTACGTTCAGCAAACGCCTGATATTCATTTAATTTATGGCAAAAGCAATATTATTTTAATGCCAAGCGATTACGAAAGTTATGGACGTGTTGCCTTGGAGGCTGCAATTAATAGATTACCTGTTATTTGCACGCCAACAGATGGATTAAAGGAATGTTTAGGAGCTGCTGGTTTGTATTTTGACAGAAATGATATTGAAGGGATGGCTAAAAAAATTGAAGAATTAATGACAGACGAAATTTTGTATGATTTTCACCAAAACATTATGCGAAATTTAGCGGATGAACGTCTAAAATATCAAGAAGAAGAATTGGAAAGGTTTTATACCTTTATCGTTGATAAAGCAAAAAGAAAATACAATGAGTGATTTATTATACACGCCTACCAATGGATCATTTACGGGTTATTCTGTTGATCCAGTAGCTATTGCGCCAATAGTCGAGCCAGTAACATTACAAGAAGCAAAAGATTACGCTAGAATTGATGGATCAACTGAGGACACTTTAATTACTAGCCTTATAAAAATGGCAAGAATACATTGTGAATCATTTACTGGTAAAAGTTTAATTCCCAAAACGGTAACTGTTACTTCGTTTACTTTTCCATATCAATTCCAATTGCCTTATGGTCCTTTAACTAACGAAGCAAATATTTCTAAATGCGTAACTATTGACCAAAATAATGTTGAAACAAATTTAAATTATGAAGTAAATACAGGATTATTTCCAAAAATTTTTATTCTTGGTGGTGCGCAAAGCTATAAATTTAAATTGGTTTATACTGCTGGATTTACAACAGTTCCAGAGGACATAAAACTAGCCATTAAAATGATGGTAAACACGCTTTACGAACGACGTGAGGACTTTAGTGATTTACAAGCTATTGAATCACCTTTAGGGGTTAAAGCGCTTTTAATGCCTTATAAAACGTTTAATTGGTTTGGCGCGTGAGAACAAATAAGGAAATTAAATCAGGCGATTTGCGAGAGCGTATATCGTTTTATAATTCAAGTCTAAGTGCGGACGGATATGGTGGTTTTTATTCAACTGCTGGACTAGCTTATACTTGCTGGGCAAAAGTAACTAACTTATCAGGAAGCAGACAAAATAGTGAGGATCAAATGGTTATTAAAAACCAATGGGAAGTAATTATTAGAGATAATCCGCTTGTTACAATTACAAAGTCAATGCACATTGTTTATGCTGGTCAAACCTTAATAATTGACTCAATTATTGATGCTTTGGAATATGATCGAATGATAAAAATAATTGCAAAAGAAAGGGAATAAATGTTAAGCATTGAATTTAATAAGCAAAGTTTAAACACTTTTTTTAAGTATTTAAAAAACTTAGAAAATGACGTTGCTGATTATGTTAGAGCTGAAATTGAAGATTCAATGCTTGCGATTGAAACAGATGCTGCAAGTGACGTTCCTGTTGATACTGGAAATTTAAAAAATAGCATTCAATCAACTCCAATCAAGGTAAATAAAAATGAAATTATTGGAGGCGTTGAAGTTGGTGCTGAATATTCACCATACGTTGAATTTGGAACTGGAACGCGTGTAAAAGTAGATAGTGAATTAAGTGCTTTTGCATCTCAGTTTAAAGGTGCTGGTATTAAAGAAGTTAATTTACCAGCTCAACCTTTCTTTTATCCAGCGGTTTATAAACAACGTCAAGAATTGCCAAAAAATATTGAGCGCACATTAAAAAAATTATTTGAAAAATGAGAAATATTAAACCTTTTGTTCGCAAGGCATATTGGACGGCTTTAAATAATACAATTACTTATAAAGGAGTACAAATACCTTGTTACGATACTTTTGCGCCTGATAATGCGACGTTTCCATATATATTAATTGGCAACCAAACGCAAGCCGACGACAAAGACAACCAGCAATATAATTACATTACTACAATCGTTCTAGACGTTGTAACGGCGGCCATTGCACCTTATGGGAGATTAGATGCAGATAGTATTGCCGATGCTATATTGCAAATTGTTTGCCTTTATCCAGAAAATTATTTGCAATTGCAAGTTGGGAAAATTTGTACGGCAAAACTCGTACAACAAACCAGTTTATCAAGTATTACCGACACAAACATTGTGCATCGTGAAATTTTAACAATAGAAAATTGGATTGATGGCTAAAATTAACGCGTCAACGGTTTTTGTTTTTGTTGGCGAAAATAAAATTGCCAAAACAACTGCTTATCAACTATCTGTTGAAATGAGCCAGTTGGATAGTACTTCAAATACCTCTGGTTTTTTTAAAGATCATATTACTAAGGTTGCAATTTGGACTGTTTCAACTGACGCACTTACAATCTTTGACGGTTATTCTTATTCTGATTTGTATAATGTTTTTGTAAACAAGCAAAGAGTTTGGCTGTCGATTGGTGATGAATCAAATTATACTTTACTTGGATTAGCCGCTGTTGAAAGTTTAACGCAAACAGCAGAAATGGAAAATGCCGCAAGTTTTTCTATTTCTTTCAAAGGTGTTGGAGAATTATACCCTACAACATTGCCTGGCGAAAGGTATATAATTGACGAACTTTTTGAAATAATTATCGACCAAGATTCCAATTTTCTGATTTATACATAATGGCAGATTTTACGAAATGCAAACCACAACGTTGCAAAATAAAAACTTTGTGTTTGCGCTACACATTACCTCCTAGCGATTGGCAGCAATATTTTAGTAAAGAGCCAAGCGCACCTTGTGGAACTAAATGTGAAATGTTTAAAGCAATTAATTGATTTATAAGTTTGCATTTATTTGGCAACCTTTTATTTTTAAAAAAAAATAGAAAATAATCCCTTATTGATATGGCTACAGCTGGCAAATTTAACGGCACCTTGCTTAACGTTTATCTAAACAACGTTATCATTGGATGCGCAACCTCTTCTGAATTGTCCGTAAATGTTGACCTTGCGGATGCAACTTGCAAAGACGACGGAGGCTGGGCAGATCATATTCACGGCCTGCGTGATTGGTCTGTTTCTACCGATGGACTTGTTGCATACGATGGAACAAACAACATTGGCGACCTTTACACTCTATTGAGCGGACGTACTTCTGTAACTCTTAAATTTACTACTAACGTAACTGGTGACCTAGTATTTTCTGGTACTGCAAGCGTTGCATCAATTAGCGTAAGTGCTGAAATGGAAAGCGCAGTTACTTATTCAGTAGAATTTACAGGTAAAGGTGCATTAACCAAAGCAACCGTAGTACCTGCAAGTACCTAAATAATTACTAACTTGCCTGAATGAATTACACAGGGCGAACAATTATTACAATTAATGGCAGCACCTATCCTATAAAATTTGGGATGGGTGCTTTAATCCATTTTAGCGAAACGCTAGGTTATGACGTACAGGCAACAATTGAAGAATTAACAAAGCCTGGAGTTAATCAAATTAAAGCAATAAGTAAATTTATTTATTCCGCTTTATACGTTGAATCAATTTTTAAGGATAAAGAATTAAATCTAACATTTGATGACGTTATTGATTGGGTAGATTCTACGCATCCAAATATTTTAAGTGACGTTATGAAATCAATTTTAACTGGATTGTCAAACATAACGCAGATTGATTATCCAGAAAGCGCAAAAGAAGAATCAAAAAAAAAATAACTTTTAATGACATTTGGCATTATGCCATTGGAGAGTTGGGCATTGAGCCTAACTCTTTTTATTTTATGTCTTTTGCAGAATATCAAAGCATTGCCTACGGTTATCAATTAAGACAAAGCAAAGAAGAAAATTTATTTCGGTCTTTGTGGGTTCAATTGAATAATGTTAATGTCACTAAAAAAAGCGATTTAATTAGGAAGCCAGAAAAATATTGGCGCATTCCTTTATTAGATGCTAAACCTATAAAAATACCAAATGAGCAAGAAAAGGCAAAGGCGTATGAACTTGGTTTAAAGTGGCAATCCCTTAATTTTACAGAAGAAGCGAATTTTGATACGATAACAAATAAAATACAATGAGCGCAAGGTTAAACGTTGATATTGTAGCACAATTAAAAGAATTCAATAATGCAATGTCAGAATTGAAGTCTGAAGTTGATGATATGAATAAACAATTGCAGAATAATTCTGCAAAAAGTAAAAAAAGTACAAACGATTTAACAAGTGCATTTGGATCATTAGGAAGTCAAATTTCTGGAGCTTTTGCAGCTGGAGCAATTTTAAGTTTTGGTAAAGCAATAATTGATACTACTGCTGAATTTCAAAAAATGGAAGCGGTTTTGACTACAACTTTAGGAAGTAAATCAGCCGCTAAAGTTGCAATGGATCAAATTGTTGAATTTGCTAGTACAACTCCATTTCAAGTAAATGAATTAACTGATTCTTTTGTAAAATTAGCCAACAGAGGTTTTGTTCCAACATTAAATGAAATGAGAGCGTTGGGTGATCTTGCCGCATCAACTGGTAAATCATTTGACCAATTAACAGAAGCTGCACTTGATGCAATGACTGGCGAATTTGAACGTTTAAAAGAATTTGGAGTTAGAGCATCGTCACAAGGCGACAAAGTAGCATTTACATTTAAAGGAGTAACAACAGAAGTTGAAAAAACCGACGAAGCAATAAAAAATTATTTGATTAGTTTGGGTAATGCAGAAGGTGTGACTGGATCAATGGCTGCAATATCTAATACTGTTGGAGGTCAAATTTCAAATTTAGAAGATAATTTTACACAATTAAAACTTGCTTTAGGAGATAGTCAAAGTGGCTTAATTTCTGGAGTTTTACAATTAAGTAACGCATTATTAAGTGATTTAGTTACCTCTTTAAATGCAGTAAACACAATATCTGCAAAAACTGGTGAAAGTGGATTTGCTACTTTAGGGAGACAATTACTTTCTTTTATTGACCCCACATATAGAACAATTTTAGAAGGTACCGCAATTGGTATAAAAGCTATAGACAAAGCAGCGGTTGATGCAGAAATGGCATTAAAGGCTGAAAATGCAGAAAAGGAACAATCAAAAGTTGTTTCAGCAGAATTAGCTAAACAATTAAAAAAAGATCACGACCAAAAAATAAAGCAATTAAGAAAAGAAGCTGAAGAATTTGTTAAAACACAAAATAAAACACTTG